TGTGTGCGAACTTCGTTCGGAGGGGCCTAACGGTCCAGACACGCAACTGCAGAGACTGCGTTGCTTGTTTGGTTCGCCGTTTGGGCTGAGGTTGACCGGGCACGTTGAATCGGAAACTGGGAACGTTTAGTTCCTCATGCTCCGACTGTGGGATGGGTCCATAAATGCGACCCATCTCAGCAGCTATAAAGTTCGCTGCTCGAACATAACCATGCATGTATAAAGAATTAGCATAACTAACCCAAGACACATACACACTAGGGTGCCGATGATTTCGCCAACGCGTTCTTATCCGCACTGGAGTTACGTCAACGCCATTATAGGCGTCAACGCCACACGACTCTCTGAAGAGTCCTGTGTAACACGACTTGCTCTCATTGACTTTTAAGCCAATAGAGCTTAACGCGGTGATCGCCTGTGAGACTTTCGTCCGTGGCACGATCACATCATCACCATATACATGGCACTCTTTGACACCGGCTGATCTTAGCCGGGCCCAGATAGTTAACGCCAACACGGGAAAGCATAACGCTGATCCCATGGGCGCGAACTTCTGTAGCATTAACAGTGTTCCATCGGGCAACACTGTTCCATTCGATCGACACGACAACATGGGCGTGCGCACCTTTTCAGGAAACACACGTGTCACATAATCGAGGCTGACACGATCGCTGGCTTCACTCAAATCGAGTGTAGCCCACTCTCGTGAGGCTGACCCTTCAAGGGCCAACCTTCCGTTAACTGTTTGATCCCTGAACCGCACAGCACCCTTTGTTAGGGAGTGCCGCTCGATCCAGTCGTACAGTTTCGCTCGAATACCCTGTTGAATCCATTGAAACTCCTTGGGTTCACAGGATATAACTCGCGGCCCTCGGCTGTCCTTAGGGACAGTTAGCAAACGAGCATACAGCTCGTCGTTCTTCGAGGCCGTGAAGTCCCTTAAGCTTTCCGCAAGGTGCGAGAAGCTCGCCACGAAATAATCGTAGCTATAGATATTACTAAGTCGTTCGGGGAACGATGACCAATCATACTTGAACCCGCCAGTAGCTTTATCAGCTACCGATCCGGGCCCATGAGTTGGCGTAATATCTGCGAGATCAACGTGTCTGAAAAGCCGCTCCATAAGAGCTGCATCAGAATCCACGCTGCAATCAACGGGCGCAAGACCCTTATCCACTTCGACAAATTTGTCGATGTGGGTTTGGACAAGCGCCTTTTCGTATGGTGCCTCATATTTGTAATAGAGGTAGCTAAGGTCGCGGAGTGCGCGGATGATACTTGGAGCCAGATTCTCTGGTTCCCCAAATACGATCATGTCTGTGAATTGCTGCCCGAAAACCGGGCTGGCTCTTAGATACAATTCTTCGAGCCTGCGCTGATGCGCATCGCGAGACACAGTCTCATCGTTAAGTAAGAAAGCATCCAATGCCTTCCCGAACAAGGACAGGTCGTCAAAGACCTAGTCCCCTTCCGCTAAACGACACATTAAAGTGTCGCATGCGCTAATTGGTATATCACCCCGATCACGGAGATCGAGGACGACGTGTTGCAAGACAGCGCACAAGTGCGATGTCTCGTAGTTTGGTAGGTTCATATATGAACTATCATGCCATTTCCGTCATCCTAGGACCTGCCAGAACACTGGAGGTCACAAGCCCATACTCGAGCACCATCCTTACGGTTAGGTGTGTAAGCAGAACTCGTGACCCCCACTCCTCGGAGAGGGTGCGTCAGAGCCGATCAAGGCTCCATCGCAGTGAACTTGTCTTTGTAACCGGCGACGGCCACGAAGGCTGTTGCCTCATTCAAGCTCTTTTGAGCCTGGGCGACAGTAATAACCTTCACTGGCCAACGAAGGGTCACCTGGCACGAAACCGTGCCCTGGTTACCCGACGCGTCTTCGACCACGCGGTCGAACCGGTACATTGACTGAGCTTCGGTCTTCAACCCCTCGCCCACCTCGCGATGTTTAATCGTAAGGGTGGCGGGTTGATCGGCCGGTGCAGCGCTTTCGCGCCTTACCGAACTGATGTCTTTGTCCCCCAATTTAATGAGGGAATAGACGTGGGTTGCAGAGCCGTCGCTGACGGCAGCTGTGTCATTTGGATACATGCTACTTGTGTTTGTTGATGGTTGTTGCCGGTAGAAGCGCTACCGGTGACGCCGTCTGCGTTTTCGCACGCGGACGAGGGAAGCGGCGAGTAGGAACTCTCGCACATTAACACCACTCAGCTGTATTGCCGAATAGTAGTTGGGGAAGTAAGGACGTCGGACGTAGGTCTGTTCATCCTCACTTGCGACGGTCTGTATCGGATTAGCCGCCACGCTGCCCGGATTTTGCTGTATTAGCATTTCCGTAACGACGTGACGTTTGACCGAGTGACAGAAACCGTGAATGGTTACAATAGGACGTATGTTGCGGTAGCTAAACTGCTCGAGGAAGTCCCCGACGCGTACTACCCAGTCAACAGCGAACGTCCATGGATACGCATTCCAAGGTATGCTGGGGTCCAAGCGGATACCCAGCCTATCAAGGGCTACGTAAGTTTTGAGCATGGGCAGATCTTTCTGACTCAGCTCATAACTGTATTCCATGGTTGCA